GGTTGGAAAATCCAACTACCCCCCGGTTGGAAAATCCAACTACCCCCCGGTTGGAAAATCCAACCCCCGTGGTTGGAAAATCCGACACAATAAAGATAGATGATATTAATACCTCTTTTGATAATGATAATACCGGGGTAAAGAACCCCGGATTATTCCCGGATGAAGAAACAAAGGTTGAGGAACCAAAAGAGAAAAAAACGTTGTTCCGCAATTCCGCCGTTTACAAAATGGTTAAATTTGAAAACGGCGTTGGCGTGGATTATTCCGAGTTTGAAAGTAAGTTTGCAACCCCGGAGTTTGAAAAGGTCGATTTGGTTTATTACTTTCATTCGGTTAGCGATTGGAGCGACCAAAAGAATATGAAGCGCACTAAAAACGGTTGGTTGGCGACCGTCCGCAATTTCATACGGGGGGACGTCGAAAAGAAAAAGTTGCATTTGAAACCCGAATACAAAGCCCCAACGCAAAGATTGAATGTTGCCGGGGCTATTGAGTATTTGAAAGATGATTATTAACATGGAAACATTACCCGAAAAGACAGACAGATTGCCACAAACGTTGCCCGAAAAACGACAATCCGCCGCCGTTTTGCTATATAGCGGAACGGCAAAAGCAATTGACGTTCGCCGGGCGATGGTTGAGTTACCGGAGGTTGCCAAAGCATTAACCCCGGTCGAAAAGTATATTTTCGTGGCGTCCACAAAAAAACAGATTGCCGAGATTGACGACGAAACGTTGATTGCCAAAACCGGGCAAATGTTCCGGTTTATCGCAATGGACGTGGGGTTTATCATTCCCACGGAAAATCGGGACGATTGGACGTATATTTGTACCCGGTTGTTGGATTTGCTCAAACGCTATTATTCGCAATTAACATTGTCGGAGGTTAAATTAGCGTTTGAATTGCTGATTACCGGGGAATTAGACGACTATTTGCCAAAGGATAGGGACGGCAACGCCGAACGGAAACATTACCAACAATTCAACGCCGATTATTTCGCAAAGGTATTGAACGCATATTGCCGGAAACAAAACCAAGTTATCGGCAAAGCATATACAGCGTTGCCGGAACCGAAAAAGGAGTTAAGCCCGGAACAAATCCGGTATTATCGTAATCAATCGGTTATGACTTGTTTAATGTGCTTTTTACGGTATAAATATACCGGGCGTTTAGTGTTTGGATTAACTGACGAAATGTTTGTTTATAATTGGTTGTTGGGCGTTCGGTTGGCTGATGAAGTGAAAGAAACCGAGGACGACCGGAAAGAAGCATATAACCGATTTTTGGCACGTGCCGCCCGTGGGTTCGTTAATGAATTTACGGTTTACCACGTTCGGAAACAAGGAACCCAAAGCCCGGAAATTGATTATACAGCCTTTGAGGTTGCCCGGCGTAAAGAGATTAAACGGACGTTCGACCGAATGATTAAGGACGAACTTTATATTTACCATTATTTGAAATTTGAAAAATGAAAATAGATTGTATTATTGGGATTGACCCCGGAGCCGCCGGGGGTATTGTGGTTTGGCGACCCAACCACAACGCAACGGCAATTAAGATGCCTAAAGACATTAACGAGATACGGGATTTTCTGAACTATTACAAAGAGATTTGTACGCCGATTATCTTTTTGGAAAAATTGAGTGTTCGCCCGGACGACGTAACGGTTGGCGATACCGGGGCAAACATGGGTAAATTGTACCGAATACAAAGGATGTTGCAAAACTTTGAGCATTTGAAAGCCATTATAACCGTTGCCGAAATACCGTTTGTTTTGGTTAATGCGATGAAATGGCAAAACGACCTTAAATTGCGTATTAAGGTAAAAGGGAAAAAGGAGGAAAAGGCAGACCGCAAACGACGGTTCCGGGATATTGCCGGGAAATTATACCCGGAGATTTCCCCGGCGTTGTGGAATGCCGACGCAACGTTAATAATGCATTTTGGACGGTTCATTTTGCAGAATAACCCCCGTTGGGTTTTGGAAAATTTGCCCCAACAAATGCACAACCGTTTATTTTAAGCCCGTAGGGGCGTTTAATTATTCAAATGGTTACTTGTATGGCAGACGAAACAAAAGCCCCGCAAATCGAAAATCCCGAAAAAATAACGGCAAAAGATTTGGCGGAAATGGTAAAACAGATGCGGCACAACCAACGACGTTGCCAACGGAACCCAACCCCGGAGAAATTGGCAACGTTGGAAAGTTGGGAACGCAAAGTTGATGCGGTCGTTGCTGTATTGACCGATACACAAATGAAATTGTTTTGATATGGACGAAATGGATTATATCTATTTAGGCGACCGATTGACCCGCCCGGAATTGCGACGTATGCCGTGCCGGGCGGTTCGTCGTTCCGATGGGAAATGTATTAGAGGACGCAACGGCAATATGTTAGTTGAGTTTGACGGCGTGGGTAAATGTATTATTTTAGGGCGATTATTGCGGAAAATAAAAAAATAACCGAAAATAAAAGATAAAAGTTTTGGTAATATAAAAATTACACGTATATTTGCGGCATGATAATAATACGACCGGGCGTTTTCCCGGTAACTCTAAAAACAAAAGATATGAGAGCGAAAACAAGTATTTACGATTTTAGTTTTATGCGAAGCGGTTACGGACATTACAAAGTAACCTACACGTCCCCCGTTACCGGGAAACAATGGACGGCAACAACAAACGATATGCCGTTGATTGATGCGACAAAGAACGCCGACGAACCCAAACGCCGGGATTTGGAAACGCTTAAACGAGTTTGCAAAAATCAGTAATAACCACGGGGGAGCAATCCCCCGGTATTAAATTGAAAATATGACAACACAGGAAACCGCCCAAAGAACGAAAACAGCATATTTTATTGAATATGTTTACCCGGTTGACGCATACGGCAAACAATCGTTTTACTTTCAATTGGTACGAACCAAAGATTGTGCAATATTGTACGCCAACGAGAATATAAACAACGTGTTTATTGCGTGTTGGAAAATGGATGTAAAACATAAAGACGTAACGATATGGTAACGGATGAAATGGGAGCCGTTCGGCACGCAATGACGGCAAAGGAATTAAACGACTTATATAAGAATTTGGAAAATTTCATTGCTGATTGTACCCGGTCAGAGATTGACGCCAACCGGGATGCGCTTAACAAGGTGCAAACCATGATACACCAACGAATGAGATTAATAACAAAATAGTAATAACCGCCGGGGGAAACCCCGGCATAAACAATTAGAGCGATGTATATTAAGAAATTGGAATTGTTGAATTTTCAAGTTATCAAAGAGTTCAACGCAGATTTTGAGGGTAATGTATATTTCATTACCGGGGACAACGAGTTAGGCAAATCAACCCTATTAAAAGCAATCGGCGCAATGTTGACCGGGAACCGGGACGCCGTGTTGAAAAATGGAGAGGACAAAGGGTTTGCGAAAATGGTAGTAGGTAACGACGGCGAAAATTACGAGGTTGAATTAAAGTTTACCAAAGCCAACCCACGTGGGACATTATCCATTAAATCCCAAACAACCGGGATGCGTTCGGATAACGTTTCAATGCTGCAAAAGATTTTCGGCTACCAAGACTTTGACGCCGTGGAGTTTTCCCGTTGGAGCGAAACCGCCGAGGGACGCCGCAAACAAATTGAGGTTGTAAAGGCTTTGTTGCCGGAAAAGGTGCGCACCCGTATTGCTGAAATAGACGCCGAGGTTATGACCGTTAAGGACAAACGAAAGGACGCCAACGCCGAGGTCAAGACGTACACAACCATTTGCGCCAACGCTGAAAAGCAATTGAAACCCGGCGACGTCAAAACGTATGCCGATAAAAAGGATATTACGGCGTTGATGGAAGAACAAAACGAAAACGCCCGTTTGATTGAAAAGGCTAAAACGGTACGCCAAACCCGGCAACAAAGGATTGAACAATTGGCAGCAATCCCGGAACGGATTAAGCAAGCGGAAGCAACCCGCAAAACAGATATTGAGGCAATAGACAATGATTTAGCCGCCGAGGAAAAAGAAGTTGTCCGGATAATTGCCGAAGCAAAAGCCCGATTAGCAAAAGCCAAAGAGAGTGCAAAAGCCGAAAAAGAAGCTATTGAAAATGATTTCAAAGAGACTTTGGATATTATCGGGAATGATAAAGCCGATTTTGAACGCCGTAAAGCTAATGCCGATAAATGGTTGGAAGAATACGAAAAGAACAACCCGGAAAATTTAGATACCGCCGAACAACTGAAAAAAGCCGAGGAACACAACCGTATTAATGCGTTGGTTGTGGATTATCAGACAAAGAAGAAAGCTAAAGAAGCCGCCGAGAAAACCGCCCGTAAATATGACGATAAATTAGGCGAATTGGCGAAAGAACGGGAAACGCTTATTGCAACGTCGAAATTACCGATTGCCGGGTTGTCGTTTACTGACGACGGATTAGAATTAAACGGCGTGCCGTTCGTTGCCGGAAAAGTTTCGGATAGTCAAATTATGGAGGTTGCCGCCAAACTGATTATTGCAAGCAATCCGACGGTTAAAGTGTTCCGTATTGCAAGGGGCGAAAGTTTGGGCGAAAAGCGATTGCAAGCGATTATTGATATTGCCAAGGCGAACGGGTTCCAAGGCTTTATTGAAGAAGTGAAGCGAGGGCAAACCGATTTAGTTGTTGAAGAATATACAGAAAATGAGTAGTAACCGGGGCGGATTTCCGCCCCTTAAAACCTAAAATAATGGCATATACATTGAATGATAATCTAAAACGTTGGGCGGAACAATACGAAACCGCCGATTTTATCCAATCCGACCCGGTGCAAATCCCACACCGTTACGATAGCCGGGTAAACATTGAGATAAGCGCATTTATCACGGCGTGGATTGCATGGGGTTCACGCAAACAGATAATCCAAAAGGCGGATTTCATAGACCGGGAAATATTTAAGGGTGAACCATACCATTATATCGTAGGTAATACCGTTGCGCCGGGAGCCGTCCCCGAATGGAAGCAATACGCCGGAAGTAAAGAAAGTTTTTACCGAACGTTTACATACGCCGACTTTTACGATTTATGCGCCCGCCTCTATGATGTTTATACGTCTTTTGATAGTATGGAGGCAGCGATAAAGAAAGCGCACGAAACGAACGGAGAAACGGCATTAGCAACGTTGCAATCGTTGTTTGGTTCAGTTAAGGGAATACCCGATTTTGAAACGCAATCTGCTTGCAAACGGTTGTGTCTATTTTTACGTTGGATGTGTCGTAAAAAATCCCCGGTTGATTTTGGATTGTGGGACGTATGCGACCCCCGTAACTTAATAATCCCGTTAGATACCCATGTACATAAACAGGCGTTACGGTTGGGATTAGTTAAACGCCGCACGCCGGATTTAACGACGGCGATAGAGATAACAGACCGTTTTGCCGAAATATTTCCTAACGACCCTACAAAGGGCGATTTTGCATTATTCGGCTATGGAGTTAATAGCGGTAAAGTAAAGCCCGTTACAGGAAAGCCGGAGCCGGAAAAAGATAATGCAACCGCCGTGGCTGATTTGAGTATTGCCGACGTTTTGAAAATGAATTTGTTTTTTGATAATCTGAAAACCTTGTTATCTGATTTGTGGAAAGACAGGGAAAACGCACGGCAAAAAGCAACACGGGATAACATGAAGTTGCGGGCGCACGTAATAGACCGGATGCACAACGCCGGGAATTGGGAACCGGGTAATTTTACCGTTATATTTGCCCGTTGTTTGGATAAGGTATTAACCGGGTATTCAGCAAGCGAAAGAGATTTTATTAGAGCAACCGGAATGACTGCTTTTAAGAAAACGATGGAAAAACTTATTGCTGATGAAAAAGCGAGAAATAACAGCGACGGGAACGATAAACAATAACGGCGGATTGGCAATGTACATGGGTGAGTTGAACGACTTTTTCAAACGTTGGAAAGGTAGCCGAATAATTGCCCGGTTTATTGTTTCGTCGCCGGGGTCGTCCGAGGCGTTGAAAGGGTATTATTATAATTACGTTGTGCCAACTTTCCGGCACGCAATTTGGGAAGCGGGCGAACGGCTGACAGAAGAACAAACCGAGCGACGATTGAGAGAATTTTCCCCGATTATGTATGTGGAAAGGGTCAACGAGGAAACAGGGCAATATACCCACGAGTTGCGCAATGTGTCGGAGTTGTCGAACGCTGAATTAATAGAGCATATAGAAACGCTCAAACAGATTGCCGCCGAGGAATATAACACGTTTATAGACGACCCTAAAACCTTGTAATTATGCCTGCTTGCAAATGTAGTGAAAGAAAGAAACCCGCCCCCCGTCGCAAATGGCGCATATTGCAATACAAATGCAATCATTCGGCTTTTAACGGTTGGCGGTACACCCGGAGCGATTATAGCGAAATAACGTGTTTGCGTTGCCGTATGGTGTGGAGAACAAAAGCAAATTATGTGGAACAATTGCCCCGGTATTCCGAGGGCGAACAATTAGATTTTGATAATGGAATTAAATGATAAATCCCCAATGCCGCAAGGCAAATTTAAAGGGCAACCGATGGAAAATGTACCTTATTGGCATTTGCTTTGGTTAGACGGGCAACCGTTTTGCAATCCCGCCGTTCAACGTTATATCGACGAAAACCGGGACGTTTTAGAGGTTGAGAAAAAGCGGGATAAATACCGCAATGAGAGCGAAAAAAGTAATTAACGATTTAATGATTTAAGGTTATGCGAAAATTTGATTTGAAAGACATTTGTTTTTTTGATTGTGAAACAACCGGGGTTCCGGCAAAGGGTTTGAAATGGGATGCGGATTTTGAGCAATTCCCGTATGTTGTGCAATTGGCGTGGTCGGTTGGCGACAAAGAGAAAAGTTATATTATCCAACCGGATAATTACGAGATACCGCCGGAAACAACCGCAATACATGGTATAACAACCGAACGGGCAATTGCCGAGGGTGTACCATTTGCCGAGGTTGTGGACGAATTTTTAGCCGATGCAAACGCCGCCCCGCTTGTATGTGCGCATAATATTTACTTTGATAGTTCCATGTTGAAAGCAAATGTTTTGCGGTATTGCGGACGGGAATATTACGACGCACACGTTGAAAACGCATTGCATAAGGCAAAACGCATTGATACAATGATGAAAACAATTAAATTTGTCGGTGCATTGTATTCAAATGGTCGTCCGGGTAAATATCCGAAATTAGAGGAATTATATAGTAAGTTATTCCCCGGCGAAACATTCCCGGCGCATGACGCATTAGAGGACATACGGGCGTTGCGTCGTTGCGTCCCGGCGTTGGTCGAATTAGGGATTATTGAGTTGGTGCAAAAGGAATACCCGGCGGAACAATTAAAGTTGAACCCGGAGCCGGAAAAGCCCAAAAGCGGGCGCAATATTGAGTTCAACGACCCCAACCCGGTAACGGAACCAATAGGAACCAACCCCGGATTTTCGGGGGTTGATTATGAGAACCCCGCACCGGAACCGGAAATCCCGGCGGTTCCGTCCGATAGTAAGACACGAGAATTGTTAAACGAAAACGATTTTTGAAATGGCTAAACGAACCAATGACATATATACCCGGAAATGGATAATTGAAAATTCCGTTGAGATATTGAGCCGATACGAACCGGGAGTATTAACGATAAGGGCGTTGCATTATCAGTTAGTAAGTATTGGCATGACAAACACGTTGCAGCATTATAAAAGGGTTGTTGCTGCAATGGAGGTTGCCCGATGGGATGGATTGGTTGATTTTGAGGCGTTCAGTGATAGAGATAGGGCGATGTGTGGCGAAACAAAAGCCGAACCGACGGATTTAGAGGAAAAACAAGCCGAAGCGAAAGCACAAGTTAGGGCGTGGATGCGTTCATACTCTAAAAATCGTTGGGAGAACCAACCTTATTATCCCGAAATACTGATTGAAAAGAAAGCATTGGAGGGCGTATTTGCCAAACCGTGCCGCAATTGGGATATTGCCGTTGGAGCCTGTAAGGGTTATCCATCCTTAACTTTCTTATATGAGTTGTCGGAAAGAATGAGAGAGGCGCAAAGCCACGGCAAACAGCCGATTATATTGTACTTTGGCGATTACGACCCAAGCGGGGAAGATATTCCCCGGTCTATTGGGGAAAATTTGGAAAAGTTCGGAGTTTACGGCGTTGAGATTAGGCGTATTGCGTTGATGGAAAAACAGGTTATCGCATGGAATTTACCGCCCGCCCCTGCAAAAGAGACAGACAGCCGAACGGCTAATTGGGACGGGTTAGGACAGGTTGAATTAGATGCGGTTAAACCGGAAAAACTTGTTTCCTTATTGGATGATGCGATTAACGATATATTCGATAAAGATTTACATTCCCAATTGTTAGAGACGGAAGAAACCGAACGGGAACAATTTCAAGCCGAATTAAAACGATACGTTGAAGATGATTTATAAACCGAAGCCGGGCGGGTTCCCGGCAAATAAAACAAAAACAATATGAGCGAAGAAAAAAAAGCGAATGTTATGCTTATTCCGAGTGAAAAGGCGTTTGCATTATCAAAGGTTAAGACTTTAAAGGATGGCGGGTTAGACGTGCATTATGAAGTAACCGAAACAATCGGAAACGAAAGTTATACTAACAAATATCACGTTGAGAGTGCAAAGGACATACACCCCGATTTAAGAGATTGTTTTGATAGATTGCGCCCGATTATGGGACGTATTTTCAATATTACATCTTTCCTTTCGATGATTGAAACGTCCGATTTTAAGGCAACCAAGAAACAAAACGAGTTATCACGGGATTTTGCCGATGAAATGTTGAAAAACATAGAGGTACGGGGCGTGTCCTTTTCCGGTCAAGATGATAATGTAGGCATTGTTTTAACAGGATTGTTTACCGTTTCCAACGGTCAAAAAACCGCTATCAATTCTCCCCGATTAAAGTTCAATACGGAAAAGTTCGGGTTTGAGGAAGAATTAGAAGAAATTGCCGCCGACATTGAAACCGAGGTGTACGCATTTCTTTTCAAAGGTAAAAAGGCGCAATTGGAATTATTCGGAGCCGATGGCGAAGCAATGCCGGGATTGAACGCCGAAAAGGTCGAAGATAACGGGCTTTTCCCGAACGTGGACGACCCGGCGGAAGAAACCGACGGCGACGACGATAACGAAACCGGGGATATTTGATAACATGGAACCGTATTTGTTGACAGAACGGGAAGAATATAACTATTGCATCCAAAGGGGGTATAATCCCCTTTTGGATTTGCGTAATTTCCGGATGGATATTAGATTGAGGGTTGAGATACAAAGGGAATTGTTCGGACATTGTGTTTTCGGGCGTGGCGATAACATCCAATCGGCAAACGAAAGGTTTTTCCGTTGGGTATGGGAACACAAGCCCCACCAATGCGAAGAGACATTAAAGCCGTTGGCGAATTATTCCGCCGTCTATTGTTCCCACATACTAACACGTGGGTCGCACCCCGAAATAGCGCACGACCCCCGAAATATAAATATCCTTTGTTTTGAAATGCACAACCGTTGGGAGAATGGGAACCGGGAAACGATGCGTATTTATCCCGGCAATATGCGGTTGATTGAGTTAATGAAAAAAGAATATCAAACGTTGAGATTATGAGAACAAAAAAGAGGCAACCCGATTACGGGGCAATTTCCCGTTCGTCAGTGAAAAAAGATTTTCAAAGGGTACCAAGGTACCCGAACGAGGGAAAACGCCTGCAAATCGAAGAATTACCAAAAATAAATGCCGAACGTCGTATTATCCATATATCGGAAACAAGTGCATACACCAAATTATCCCGGTTTATTGTGGGTAAATTAGTACGGTTGAAAGATAAGGCAAATATAGGCGGTAATTCATGGTATTGCGAGTTTGTACATGACGATGACCGGAAAGCCTTAAATATGGCGGCGGGTTGGTCTGATAATAAGAAAATGTATTTATTCGATGGCGTAAAATTCAAATAATTATGAGTGTAAACAAAGTTACTTTATTGGGGCATACAGGAAAAGTCCCGGATTTTAAAGAGTTTGATAACGGCGGTTGTGTTGCGACCTTTTCGTTGGCAACAACGAAACGAGGGTTTACGACAAAGGACGGGCGGCAAATACCGGAGCGTACCGAGTGGCACAACATTGTATTGCAAAATGGGTTAGCCAAAGTTGCTAATCAATACGTTAAAAAGGGCGATAAACTTTATATTGAGGGAGAATTAAGAACCCGGAGTTATGACGATGCGCAAGGCGTGAAACGGTATGTTACCGAGATTGTAGCAACCGATATGGAAATGTTGACACCCAAAGGAACCGGAGCTGGAACGCAAGCCCCGCCGCCCGTGCCGGATGCACCCGCACCAAATGAACCCGGCGACGATTTACCGTTTTAATCTGTTTGATTTATGGGAACGATAAACGGACGGGTTATTTATAGTCCAAAAGGAAAGGCGGCGGAATATGCCGAGAACGCCGCCAATTTCTATGTAGGTTGCTCAAATGGTTGCACCTATTGTTATTTGCGCAAAGGTATTGGGGCAAAGATATTGGGAGGCAACCGCCCCGAATTGAAAAAGACTTTGCGAGAATATCCGTATGCAATCGACATATTTACGAATGAGTTGTTGAAGCATAAAGAAGAATTGCAAAAAACGGGTTTGTTTTTCTCTTTTACAACCGACCCGTTATTACCGGAAACGCAACGGTTGACCCGTCAAGCGATTGGCGTTTGTCAACGCCACAACGTCCCGGTTAAGGTATTGAGCAAATGCGCCGAGGGTATTAATATACTCATTGATTTTGTCGAAGCGTCGGCGGGATGGGACAAAACACGTATTGCGATTGGTTCCACGTTGACGGGATGTGACGAATTAGAACCAAATGCAAGCCCCAACCGGATGCGGATAAACACGTTAGCAAGGGCAAAACGGCACGGATTCCCAACCTTTGCGAGCGTTGAACCAATACCGCCGGGAATGTTTGACCGGGCGTTTTCTGTAATTGCGTTATCATACCCTTTTGTTGACCTGTTTAAAATCGGATTGCAAAGCGGTTGCAGATATACGAAAAAGGAAACATTAGGATTTTACAACGATGTTGCCGAATATTGGGAGGCGCACCCGCACACAACGCCCCGGTTGTATTGGAAAGAGAGTTTTGTTAAAGCGTCCGGGATTAACCGAGATTTATTGCCCGGTTATTGTGTCCCGGCAAATTACGATTTGTTTAACCAAGATAATAACGATTATGCAGTTTACTAACAAGGATTTCAACCCCGCCCAACACGACCGTTGGCGGGCATTAACCGTTAAAAACCCGTATGCAACGCAATTGGTTACGGCGGCTTATAAGGATAACGGAGTTGTTTACGGCGAAAAGTGCATTGAGGTACGGAGTAAGAATACATCATACCGAGGCAATTTAATGGTTTGTTCTTCTGCAAATCCTGTAATTCCCGGTTATGAAAGTGGGGTTACGTTGGGATTAGTTGAATTATACGACGTGAAACCGATTAAGGATTTTACGCCGGAAGATTGGGAGAATACCCGCATACCGCCCGAAAAACGCAAAAATATTACAAAGGGCTTCGGGTGGTTGATGCGTAACCCCCGCCGGGTTGTTGAGTTTCCAATCAAAGGGCAATTGGGTATTTACGATTTGGTGTACTCAAAGGGAGTGATAATTGAATATCCGACGGCGGTAGTGATAGACAAAGAGAGTTACGAACTATTGAATAAGAAAGAAAAATGAGTAAGAAAAAAATAGGAGTTATCCGAAAGAATGGCGACGTACATACGGCGCAAATTGGGTTCCATATCGGACGGGTTGGCGTTTGTGGTTACGTCCGGGAATATTGGAAATATAAGAGTTGGTTTGTTATTCCCGGCGTGTCCGTGGATGCGGTCAACGGTTACGACCGTTACGTTGATGTTGAGGCGAAAATATTGTTTGTCGGTATAGGCATACGGTTTATATGGATTAAAAGAAAGTAAAGTTATGAAAGCAAAGATTTTATTGTTATCTTTGGCAACGCTTTTGTTAGGAGCCTGCCAACAAGATAGCGAACCGATGGAAGCGTATTTATCAATTAAAAACACCGAGAGCATGGAAGAAAGAAACGAGTTTGTCACGAACGCAACGGCGGCGATGTTACAGATTAACGCCGAACGTTACAATTGCCAAATCATTGAGACCGCATTAGCCGGAGGCAACCGGGTAAGAGTTACCGTTAGAGGCGCAAAGGAAGATTTGGACGCATTGTTTGAGTATGTAAGTGAGGCGGGCGACAAATGAGAATAAGACAGCCCGCACCATTTGACCCGGATAAGGAATACAGCCCCGGCGAACGTTGCGTTTACCGGGGTATGGTATTGATAGCGGAAATATGGACGGCGGCGGATGCTCGATTAGCCAACAACAACCCCGCAATTTTCCTGCAACGATGCGTTCGTTGTAAAATCAAAAGGGAGGATTGCCCCGCAATCGGTAGGAAATGCGATAAATTCCATAGAAATGACAGAAAAACGATTTATTGGCGTTTTTTGAGGATTGCCGGAGAATTTAAAGATTGTGCGTTGGAGTTTAATTACAATGGAACAATAGCCGGAGTTAAGGCACCCGCCGCCCCGGATAGTAATAACAAATAAATTTTAGAGCGATGAACAAACAAGTATTAAGCCCCTTTGATTGCGATATGTGCGCAATGATTGAGGACATTACACAACAAGAAATTAAGGTTACAGCGTCCGATACGTCGATACGTTTAAGTTGGTCGCAAAATGGTAGTGAGGGAAAGGATAAACCGGAGGCGCAAAGGATTGCGGCGTTGAAACAAGCAATCCGGGGACGTTTGGGAGACCGTTTTATTGAGTTCTCGTATGCTGATAATAAACAATCGGTTTATATGAAGTACGACCCGGAAGAATACCCGGAAGAGGTAAGAACCAAATTAGCCGACCCGGACGCAACGGCGGGTTCCCGGTATTGCCGCATAATGTTGGAAGTTGATGCAATCCAATTTCGCCGGGATAACGTGAACGACGTATTGAAGTTTACAGGCGGCGGAACGGTTACGACCCCAAGAATCCTGAACGGAAAGGCGGTTTATTCATTCCCGGACGGTAACGGAATATTCATTGATGTACCGGAAGATTGGTTTATTATCCGGGAGCCAAACGGACGATTTACCGCCCGCCCCGAAAAGGATTTCAAACGGGAATTTGAACTCAAAGGAAATGTTGCCCCAATTATTGAACCCGTTCCGTATCATATTCAACGGTTATTTTCTAATTTGTTCGGAAATGATATAGAAAAACGTTGCCGAAAACTAACAGAAGAATATAACGAATTTATGGAAGTTGTGCCGGATATATTCGGAAAAAACATTGCACAATGTACGGATAAACAATTAGCGGGAATAATCGACGAATTGGCGGATGTTAATGCCGTTATTTTCCATATAGCCGGGATATTAGGATTATCGCAATGGGAATTAGTATTGATGGCATACGATAAAGTTAGCGGGCGGCAGATAAACCCAAACTACAAACGGAGCCACCTACACGCCGACCCCGAAACTGGATGCGGTAATTGTGTTCATTTCCTGCATGAAGATGCCGACGGAAACGGATATTGTGAAGCGTTCCAAGAAAAGCAAAATTGCGGTATTATGCCGTGCCAACATTATATCAATAAACAACAATTGAGCGATGAATAAAAGAGAAAAGTTTGTTAAGGAGATTGCGGAAGTTATCAACCGCAATTCATTGGAGGGTAATTTCAATGATACCCCGGATTACATTTTAGCGAGTGTTGCAGTTGCAGCAATGGAGGCTTTTGCCGATGCGTCCAAAGTACGGGACGATTGGCACGGTTTTAGAAAGGCAGATAATCGTACCGAAAAACCGACGGAAGAAAAGCCGAGTTGTAAGGGTTGCCCGCTAACATCTGTTTGTCCCGCCGTGAAAATGGAACCCCAACCGGAACGCAAAAAGGAGTACAAAAAGCCGGAAGCGTTCGACGTGCCAAAAGAGGTGCAAGCAATGGCGGACTTTTTCGGGGAAATGTTTCCCGGAACCGAAGTTGAGATACACCGGATAGAACCCCGTAGAAACCCACGGGATAAACGCCGGGCAAAGAACAAGCGTAATAACCGGAAAGGAGGCAAACAATGAGTTATCAGATAGTACGCACGGATGCCGAGATAAACGAGCAATTGAACATTGCCGCCGACGGCATAAATGAGGGTTCCAAATACCCCGGCATGAGTTACGAAGATGGAATACAACAATTTTGGCTTTGGGTGACAGGCGAAACCGACGAAAAACCATTTGAGGAATGAAAAAGGGAAATAATTGTTCCGGTACAATCCCGGATAAGTTGACCGGATGCGCCCCGGATAATCGGACACCCCAAAAGATATGCGGGACGTGTCGTTATTTTAACCCGGAATATCCGATAAACGGGAAACCCCGCCCGGTATGTTTAGCGTTGAAAGAAACCAAAGACGGGCATACGTATAAAATCACATTAGGAGTTGAACCGCATTTTCATTGCTCAAACGGAAAGTATGAAAATGGAATAGGACGATAGAGCAATAGCCCCGGAAACAAAGCCGGGGTTTTGCCGTTTATATACGTGAGATTACAAACGTTTGGCAACGTACCGGAAAAGCCGTAAATTTGCCCCGTAGTTAAGAGATAACTATAAAGACAATAAAAGTATTGAGTTAATAACAAAAGCCTCTTAAAATGGAAATTCCCCGCAAATAACTTGTAAAGGGTAAACACGTTTTAAGGAGGGACGGGATAAGAGAACACAGAGAGCCGAAAGAACCGAAAGCCGATAAAAGAGCCAAAGGGAGAAAGCCAAAGGAAAGGCAAAGAAAGAGAGGCAGGGGAAAGGTATAAGGGAAAAAGGCGCAAAGGGTTAATTTTTACCCCGTTTGAACATTAAAAGAGGTTGTAAAATGGAAAAATTGAAAACGGGCAATAAGAACCGGAAGCCCGCCGGATATAACAAGCGCACCGAGGAACAACGGGCGTATGACATTGCATTTTGTTCTAATCTGTTTTTACGTGGTTATACATATCGGGAAATTACCGAGGCTTTGAACCGGAATTTGTCGGAACGTGGCGTTGGATATACAATTACGTTGTCGATGGTCTATTACGATTTGCAACAAACGCTTATTGAGTGGAAGCGGGAACGGTTAGATAATATCGACGATTATGTTACGCAGGAGTTGCGCAAATTGGATGCAATGGAGGTGCAAGCATGGGAGGCGTGGGAAGCGTCTAAAACCGGGAAATTGCGCACCAAGGAAAAAACCAATAAGGGGCGACCAATTAAAACGGATGCCGAGGACGGCGACCCGGAATATTACGGCTACAATGAGACGGCAACCGAAACATCCGCCGGAAACCCCCGTTTTTTAGATTTGCTTTTGAACATTCAACAACGCCGGGCAAAGATGTTGGGATTTGATGCGCCCGTTAAGATAGAGATACCGGGCGTTAATGCTTCAACGGATAGCGATAAACCAAAGTACGACGTTAAGGCAATACCGGACGACCTGTTATTTGCCGTTGCTGATAAATTGCAGTCCGCCGAATTTGCAAAAGCTATGAACGAGAAAGGAGGGTTGCAGTAATGGCAAAGAAAGTAACCGCCGCCCGTCCGTCCCAATCGCAACCACAATGGCAAAAGGAGGTTTGCGATACGTGTCGTTTTTCTGAATGGATAACCGACGACCATAGGCACCGAGATTTGAACGGGAAACCGATTTGTTTGCGTTGCCCCAATTACCCGCATTACATTGTACGAGGTCGCCGGGCTTGTAACAAATGGGAGAAAGGAGTTAAGAAATGAACAACGAACAATTATTGCAAATGTATAAGGCATTAAGCGAGAACCCCGGCGAATTGGTAAAAGCCGCCGCCCGCAAACGCCTTATTAACTTTGCCCGATATATGCAACCGGATTTAGTGTTAGAGCCGTTCCACGTCGTATATTATACCCTGTTGGATATGTTCGCCCACGGGTTAATACGAAAGATGATTGTACAACAACCGCCGCAACATGGTAAATCGGAGGGGTCGAGCCGTAAATTACCCGCTTTCATGGAGGGATTGAACCCGGATTTGAAAATAGTTATCGGGTCGTATGCGGCAACCATTGCACGAGATTTCAACCGGGACGTACAACGTATTATCGACACGCCCCGATACCGGGAATTGTTTCCCGGCACCTATCTAAACGGTTCCAACGTCGTAACGATGGCGAATACCTATTTACGAAATAGCGATGTTATCGAAATGGTAGGGCGCAAAGGGTCGTTGCGTGTTGTAGGTCGTGGCGGTTCGTTGACCTCTAAAACCGTGGACGTGTCGATATTGGACGACGTGTATAAAGATTATGCCGAGGGTAACAGCCCAATAGTAAGGGCGGCGGCGTGGAAATGGTACACAACCGTTGTTCGTACCCGTTTGCACAATGATTCGCAAGAACTCATAGTTTTTACCCGATGGCACGACGACGATTTGATAGGGCGTATTGAGAAAAGCGGGGAAATTATTATTGATGTTAAGTGTTGGGCTGATTTGGATAACATACCCCCCGGCGCATGGGTTAGAATAAACTTTGAGGCGTTGAAAACCGGAGAACCCACGGAGATAGACCCACGGGAACCGGGGGCGGCTTTATGGGAGGGACGACACAGCCGTTTAAAGTTGGAGGGGCAAAAGGCATTAGACCCGGTACAATTCCAATGCCTCTATCAAGGAAACCCCGGTTCCGCCGAGGGTCGTTTGTATCAGCCTTTCAAAACATGGGTCGAAAAGTCTGATTGGGGGCAATACGTCCGTTCGGGCGCATACATAGACGTTGCGGATGAGGGCGACGACCTTTTGTTTGCCGCCACATACGACGTATATAAGTCCGATAATCTTATATTCAATGAAAAGACAAAAAGGATGGAACCGTTGTTATTTGCCCTAATAACCGATATGGAAGTAACGGACGAAAATACAGATGTTACAACCGTAACCGTTCCTAACATGATAAATCGGAACGGCGTGCAAAAAGTATGGGTTGAAAGTAACAACGGCGGTGCGGGTTATGAAAAGGTTATTAAAAAGAAAATGCGTGCAATGACCGAACCGTTTTACCAAGGCGGAAACAAGGAAAGCCGGATAATCACTAATTCCGCAATGGTAAACCAACACATAATAATGCCGTTCGGATGGGAAACCCGGTACAAGGCAGTTTACGACCACATTACAACCTTTTTACGTAACTTCGATGCCAACACGCACGACGACCCGGAAGATGGATTAACCGGAATATACGAAAAGGAGATAGCGGACGGCAATTTGCAACCATACGCACACGCCAACCGGGGTGTTAAGCGTCGTAATTAGCAATATTATTGAGATATGCAAGATTATACCGGAAAAAGTTTATAACTTTGTAGCGAAAACAAAGGGCAAAGGGAAAGCCCGGAGATAATGAATTTAGTTTTAACGTTAAAAATTAAAGAGTATGATTACTTGTAAGTGTCCGGCGGCGGCTTCATTGCCCGATATTCCCGCCGTTAATTGCGCCGAAAGTTTCGGGCAGATTCAAAAGGTAGCGTTTCAACGTCTGACTAAAGAGGACGGAACGAAAAACAGTTTCACAACTGAAAAGGCGATAACGTTGTTGGCTTCATGGACGCCGTTGTTGACAGCCGAGGACAGCACTAAAGTTGTTGTTTCCCCGTACATCCAAGCCCCAACCAATGAAGCCGGAGCCGCCCGCACATTTGGAGGGGGTAACGAGACATTGGGAGGCGTTGAGGAAATTATCGGACGTGAGCCGAACCCGTTCACGGGTGTAATGCGCAAAATCCCCCAATCCGTAATTAAGGCGATGAAAGAATTGCAATGCGAAAGTTGGAGCGATAATTTGGGCGTTTACCTGTTTGACGAAAACGGAAGTATTGAGGCAATACAGGATGCCACGGTTAAGACAACCTATTATCCTATTCCAATCCGTTCTTTGTTCATTGGCGATAAGTCGCACGGAGGTTTAGAAGCCCCGGACAGCAACGCAATTCAATGGTCGTTTTTGCCTAACTATTCCGACGACCTTGTTATTGTTGCACCGGATTTCAACCCGTTAACCGACCTCAAAGCCTAACGATATGGCGGCGAAAGTTCAAAAGGTTGCGTTGGTTAACGACACGTTGAACGTAACCGAAGAATTTACGATAACGCACGCCGAACGTCTTTTGCGATTACGCAATAATGGCGGTTGGAGATTGCCGGATAATTCAACTTTTAAATTTGACAACGAAAATGGGATTGGATATAAACGAGATAAGAAAGCGGATAACGGAGCCGAAAAAGCGCAAAACGATAAATAGAGCAATCTATCATCAATTGCGCATTAATTTTCACGCCCGCACACGCATAACGTCGTTTGACATTTGCCAACCGATAACGGATTTTTTGGCATTTGTTTCCAATCTATTGCCGCATGACAAGTTTAAAATGTTCAAAACATTGTTCCGTTACCCCGTTAAGACGAACGAGGTAACGGGCATTTGTTTTGATAAGTTGAGCCGTATTTTTGACGGTCGTAACCCGGCGTTCAATTATCAGTTTCAGAACCCGGAACAACGGGACGATTGGGAGTATTACCGCCAAGACGTATTACACGAGCCGGAAATATGGAGTACAAAGGGATGGGAGTTTTTTCAGACCGAAATAAATAGCGTTCTAATCGTTGATATGCCGAGCGAACAAAAGCCCGGTGACAAATACCCGCAACCGTATTTCTATTGGTTGCCTATTGCGTCGGTTATTGATTACAGAGCCAACGAGACGACGGGGGTAATGGATTACATTATTTTCCGGCAGGATGGCGAACGTATCGCAGTTATCGACGATGAACGTTATAGAGTATTCCGGGAAGATAAAAGCCACAATATCGGCGAATTGCTGATTGATAACCCGCACGATGTAGGTTATTGTCCCGCCCGCTTCTTTTGGAACGAACCGTTAAGCCTTGCAGAACCCGACATTAAACAATCCCCGCTAACCAAACAATTGGAGGCGTTGGATTGGTTTTTGTTTTACCATATCAGTAAACGACATTTAGATTTGTACGGCGCATATCCGATTTATTCCGGGTATGAGCAAAGTTGCGATTTCAGTAACGGCGAAAATGGCGATTATTGCGACGGTGGGTTTTTAAAAGACAAACAAGGGTTTTATAGATTGGACGCCGCCGGGCTTTTGATGCGTTGCCCCAAATGCGGGGATAGTCGTATTAACGGCGTAGGTTCGTTCGTTGAAATACCAATACCGGACGGGGATAAACAACCCGATTTGCGTAACCCGGTGCAAATGCTAACCGTTGACCGTGGGAGTTTGGATTATAACGTTGAGGAAGAAAACCGCCTAAAGAATGACATTATTACGTCGGTTGTTGGAACCAACGAGGAAATAACCACACGGGACGCATTGAACGAGCAACAAATACAGGCGAATTTTGAGAGCCAAAGCACGGTATTAAACCGAGTAAAGAAAGGATTTGAGGCGGCGCAACAATTCGTCGATGAAACTGTTTGCCGTTTGAGGTATGGCGGTTTGTTTGTTTCTGCAAAAGTCAATTACGGCACGGAGTTTTATTTATCCAACGCAACGGAGTTACGGGAACGTTACAAAGTGGCAAAGGAAAGCGGCGCAAGCGAGGCGGAATTAGACGCCCTACAAAACCAAATTATCGAAACGGAATACCGGAACAACCCAACCCAATTGCAACGTATGTTGACGTTGGCGGAATTGGAGCCGTACCGACATTTAACCCGTAACGAGGTATTGGATTTGTACGGCAAACAGATTATCAGCGAAAACGATATGCGTATAAAGTTGAATTTTGCTAACTTTGTACGCAGATTTGAGCGTGAATATTTGAACGTGTTAGAGTTTGGGTATAATATGCCGTTCAACTCTAAGATAAATTTTATAACAAATAAATTTAACGATTATGCGAGTGAAAGTAAGCGAGGGCAAAACTAAAGACGTTGCGATTATCGACGTTACGCCCGAAAATTACATTGTCCCCGACAATGAAAAACATTTGTATCATTGCGTTATCGAAATTAAGAAATTCGATAGCGAAACGGGCAAACGGTTATCAATCCCCCGTATTCAGAAATTCGGCAAAAAAGGCTATGAAAATAGCATTGCCGAGAATTTGAAAAAGCAGGGTTACACGATTACCGTATTGCACGACCCCAACGAGTACATGAAAGCCAAAGCCGAGGCGGACGAAAAGGCAAAGGCAGAAAAAGCCAAAGCCAACGCCGAGAAAGCCGCCGCCGATGCCAAAGCGAAAGCCGAGGCGGACGCCAAAGCCCGTGCCGAGGAAAAGGCAGCATTGAAAGCCGAGATATTGGCAGAACTGAAAGCGGCGGGCGTTATCCCGGCGACAACTGCAAAGGAACCCAAAGCCGATGCCAAAGCGAAAGCCGAGGCGGACGCCAAAGCCGAGGGCAAAAAGTAACCGAATATTCATTTAATAATCAAAGGGAAAGATTATGGCATTAACGATTGATGTTTTAAGAGCGAATGCGGCATTAGCCGGATTGACCGACGAACAATTGACAGCGATAACCACGTTATCCGTCAACGACGAAAATAGCGTAATAGCGAAGAAAACCGGGGAAATTTACGGCGGTTTGGATGCGGATATTTTAGCCGTGTCCGGTATCGCAAAGAACGGAACCGAAAAAACGTTTGATTACGCCAAACGAGTATTAACCGAGTTCAAAACCAAAGTTGAGGGCGCAAACGGTCTGCAATCACAGATTGACAGCCTAACCAAAGAAAAGGCACGTTTGGAAAAAGCCATTGCCGACGGTGCGACGGATGCGGAAACCGCAAAGGCATTGAAGCAAGCAAAGGCAGATTTGCAAAGCGTTACGACCCAATACAACGACCTCAAAACGAAATACGACCAAGCCGAACAAAACCATACAAACGAGGTGTTCGGCATTCGTGTTGAAACGGCATTGCAGACAGCAACCGCCGGATTGAAGTTTAAGGCAGGGTTGCCGGAAAGCGCAACAAAGGTTTTGTTAGACCAAGCGATTGCAAAGATTAAAGGCATGAACCCCGAATTTATCGACGACGGAAAGGGCGGCAAAATGTTAGCGTTTAAGGACGAAAACGGCGCAATCATGCGCAACCCGAACAATCAGTTGAACCCGTACACCCCCGGCGACCTTTTGACCCGTGAATTGGAAACAATGGGTATTTTAGATAAGGGACGCCAAGCGGCGGGCGGCGGAACCATTCCCCCGGCGGGCGGCGGTGCGGGCGGTAATATTACCGTTGATATATCCGGCGCAAAAACGAGGGTTGAGGCATACGACGCAATTACGGCGACGTTGGAACAACAAGGGTTAAAAGTTGGAACGGCTGAATTTGACGCCGGAATGCAACAAGCATGGAAAGACAACAATATTTCCGCATTACCGGAAAAGTAAAAGACAACACGGGTAAAGGGTAAACCCGCATTTATAAACAATTTAATTTTTAAACAATGAGTTTAATTGCAACAAGAGTACAGAATTGGCGGATAGAGAACCCGGAGTTAGACCGTAATATGTTCCGCCCGTGTGAGTACGGCGCATTGGATTTCTTTATTGAACAAACCAACGCCCCCAACTCAATTATTAGCCCTAATTTGAGAGATAGGGCGTTAGTAAGTATCGGTAACACGGTACAAGTTCCGGTTATCAATTACGACGAAAACGTACAAGTTAGCAACGTGCGTTCGTGCGTTATTGCCGACAATGAAAATACGTCCGCATTGGTAACGCTTGTTTGGGCTACCTATGCAATCGGGTTTACGATGGTTCCGGCGGCGTATTCAAACAATGAAATTTCGTATCAACACGATTTCATGCGAAAAATGGAAAAAACAACCCGTGCGTTGGCGGATGCGTTGGATAAAGGAGCCGTTGCCGCATTGGAGGCGAACAAAACGCAGGTTTTCAAAACTTTGCTCAATTACACGCAGACCGGAAACGTTATTCAAGTGCCAACCCAAATGGCAACCGAGATTTTGGGCGACATTAACCCAATCATGCGGGCGAATTGTTACCCGGAATATATCCACCTTATCGCAAATGCGGGGGTTGATAGCCTAATCCGCAAGTTGGCGCAACATGGCGTTTACAACGACGTTAATAAGCGTATGGAGTACGACAACAAAGTATTGCACTACACGAACAACGTAACAGATGAAGCGGGCAAAATGGGAACAATGTTTGCCGTTGCTGATGGAAACGTTGGTATCTTAACCCGTGTTGACCGTGAAGCGTACCGCCGTACCCGTGCGAATTTCCACGAATGGGACATTGTACGATTGCCGTACATTGATTTGCCCGTTGGTTCGCATTATTATACCGCCGTGGGCGACCAATCGGCGATTATGGGCGACGCAACCGCCGATTTGACGTGTGCCGTTAAGGAGTATTTCGGATTTAGCGTTGATGTTGCCTACATGGTAGCATATAACAGCAAACCGGACACCGTGGCAAATCCGATTATCAAAGCCGAGATTGCAGCACGCAACCCGAACGAACCGTTAGGAATGCCCGTATATGTAACCAACGCCGGGGAATTTCCCGCCGGGGGTGCAGGCGCATAAGCCGGGAAACGGAACGATTATTTAACCGAGGGGACGGGGTGGTTATCCCCGCCCCCTTTTTAATTTTACGCAGTATGTACCGGATTAAAGAGATACAAGATAAATTATTAAACGTCGTCGGTTGGGAACAATCATATAATCCCGCCGAGGCAATCGCCGAACGGTTGACGGAAACCGAAAGCGGGTTGTATTTTCAAGGGGCGCACCCGCTTGTAACGTTGGATAATATGGCGGCAATCGTCCCGGATAATTGGGGTTATCAATACCCCGTTTGGAATGATACAAAGGAATGGAAAGCCGAAACCGTGGTACAATACGCCAACGATGCGGCGGGCAAACCCTTGTATTGGGTCGCTTTGGTTGATAACGTCGCCGAGGTTCCCGCCGAGGGTTCGACCTTTTGGGAGAAATACAACATACTATCCGACTATTTAGAGCGTTTGACCCGCAACGGAATTTCCACAGCGGTACAAACGTTTACCCAAATAAAGGGATTGGATAAGGAAACAAAGAACCTATTGGAACGGCGCACGTTCTTTGACGGTGCGGGACGTATCAGAGCAACCCAACCGAACGCACATAAATTGGTTGGCTTTGAAATAATCCCCGTTAGGGCAATGGGAGTTACCGCCCAAATACACCGGGTTGGCTTGCAAATGACGGGCGGAACCGGGATTGTGAAATTGTACCTTTTCCATAGTTCACAGATTGACCCCGTAAAAACGTTTGATTTGAATTTTACGCTAACAAATGGCGGCTTTCAATGGTTTACGTTGGAAGATTGTTTTTTGCCGTATATCAGCGACGCAAACAACGCCGGGGGTGCGTGGTTCCTTTGCTACAATCAAGACGATTTGCCCGCCGGGATGCAAGCAATTAACGTGTCGAAAGATTGGAGCGGCGAACCGTGCGGAACGTGTACCGGGTACGGCAATATTGAGGCATGGCGGCAATTGACAAAGTATTTGCAGATTTCCCCGTTTATGTACAACGCACCGGAAACATTCGCCGAATACCCGGAGTTGTGGGATATAGCGTACACGATGTACACTAATACGCTAAATTACGGGTTGAATTGTGAAATAACCGTCGGTTGCGACCTAACCGATTTTATCATTGAACAACGGTCGATATTCCAAACGGCAATACAACGACAAGTTGCGGCAATCGCTTTGCGCACGTTGGCAATGAACCCCAACGTAAGGGTCAACCGGAACCAATCCAACGCCTCTAAAATGGAAATATTGTACGAGTTGGACGGCAACGTTGAGGGACGCCCCGGCGGTTTGGGTTATGACCTTAAAAAAGCGTTTGAGGCTTTGCGATTAGATACGCAAGGGATTGACCGTATTTGTTTGAGTTGCAACAACCGGGGTGTTAAATACCGGACAACGTAATTGCATTATGGCGGGGTTACAATCAATAATTGATTTACGCAACCGGGTTAATACGTTTAACGATGGGTTGGCGTCCGGGTTGATTATACGGGACATAATCGACGACGGAATAACAACGGCGTTTATCATTGATGCCAACGCCGAGGAACAATTATTTGAACAAGGTATTAACCGTTTGGGCGTTGACATAATGGATTATCGACCTTATACCCCGCTAACAATAGCCATTAAGGAGGAAAAGGGACAACCGACTAACCGGGTAACGTTACGGGATGAGGGCGATTTTGAGAGTAGTTTTTATTTGGAAGTCGGCGACAAACAATTTGAAATTAAGGCGTCGGATTTCAAGACGGAAGATTTGATAAAAAAGTACGGGCGGCAAATATTGGGATTGACGAACGAAAACATTGCTAAACTTATTTGGCAATACGTTTACCCGGATTTGCTAACCAAAGCAAAAAAAACGATATACGGAAATGGATAGAATACCGATTATAAAGAACCCGGAGTTATTCGACCGGGTTATTGCAAATATTCAAAAGGGATTGGCGGACGGGTTGCCGTGGCTTAATTATTCCTTTGGACGTTCTGAACGGTTGGTTAAGTCCATACAAGGAAAACGATATTACACGCCCAATATTTACATCGGCGGCAATGAATATATGTTGATTGCCCCGGATAGTAATATAGGGAATTTTTCGTTTTTCGTGTTGGACGACCCGCAACAAATTGATTGGTTCCCCGGCGAACAAAACAAATATACAACGCCGTTTTCGGTTATCTTTTGGTTTGATATGCGCACGATAACCAACGACCCCAACAACCGGAATACGGAGGCGGTCAAACAACAAATCATGCGGGTATTGAATGGCGGTATTTGGTTGCGTTCCGGTTCCATGACAATAAACAGAGTGTACGCAAAGGCGGAAAACATATTTGCCGGGTTCACTTTGGACGAAATAGACAACCAATTTTTAATGCACCCGTTCGCCGGGTTCCGGTTTGCCGGGGAATTGGGAATTGATGAAACGTGTTTAACTGATTAAAAACAAAGTGTATGCAAGCATTTTTATTTTATACGGTTGTGGTTGCTTTGGTTGCTGCATTCGGTTTGACCTTGTTACGCAAATGGCGGGTTATCGAATGGGTACAAGTCCACGGCAACGAGTTTTTCGCAAAGATGTTTAATTGCGATTTCTGTTTGTCCTTTTGGGCGGGGGTTGCTTTGGCAATCCTTTTGGCGTTTATAACCGGGAACCCGACGTTATTGTTGGTTCCCTTTTGTTCCACAATGATAACCCGTTTTTTGCTATGAAAACCGTTAAGATAGGAGAACGCACCGTTGAGATATACGACGCAATCGACGAATTGCCGATGTTGCGATTTCATAAGTACAACAAAATGTTGTTAGTTGATGCCGGGATTGGTTCCGATTTACAAGATTTCGACACGCATATTGAAAAGGCGATAAGATACGCCCGGGGCAAAACCCCGGAATTGGCGGCAATCGAATTGGATAATATGCGGCAAAACGTGTATTTCATTCAAACCGGAATAAGCCCAAAGCATTTGGCGTTTGCCGTGTTGGTTAAATCAATCGACGGGGAACCGTACAACGATTTATCCGACGATGGGTTGCAAAAGGTCGTCGATATGTTCGGCGATGTTCCCGTTAAAGAGTTGACCGCCCAAATGGAAGCGGTCAAAAAAAAAATAGATGAAGAATTGCAAATGTATTTCCCCCGGTTGTTCGACGATGCGACGGTTAAAGAGTATTACGACGAATTGCGCAACCGCACAATGTTAATGTTAGATGCCATTATAAACGGCGATACAGAGGACAAACGGGCGGAAATTGATAAAATAACGACGATGTTGTTGTTGTACAATCGCCCGGTTGTTTTTAGCGGTTCCGATAATATGGAAATTCAGTACGATAAACAGTTTGAAAATATGTGCTTAACCATATCGCAACATTTACACGTACCGGAGCCAAAGAAATACACCGTTTTAGAGTATTACAACGCATTTGAGCGGATAAAGGAGTTGTTGAAACCAACCAAAAATAAAAACGGCGTCAAATAAGGCGATTTGCGGCGTTGTTTTTCTTTGGTTGATTAACTACATGGAAAAGAAAAGATAATTTAATACGGGGCAAATTGCCCGCAAATAACGTTAAGTATGGCAGATAATAACAACCCAATAAAATATAGCGACCTTGTAAAGCCCGACGATAGTATTACAAAGTTGATTGCGCAATTAGACCAATTAAGCGACGCATATATGAATACGTTGCAAAATATCAAGTCGGAAGCAATAACGGTTAAGGCTGCATTGGAGGGCGTAAGCGGGGCGACCGAGAACGGACGTAAAACAATCCGGGGGGCGTCGAATGATACCGACAAATTGACACGGGCGGCACGGGATTTGGCGTTTGCAGAAAGCGAGAACGCAAAACGATTGGCGGAATTGAAGCAAGCCCAAAAGGAGGCAAACGAGTTGAACAAATTAACGACCCGGTTAAATCAGTCCGCCGAGGGTTCATATAATCGTTTGTCCGCTCAATACTCAATCAATAAAATATACCTCAATAACATGACGGTTGAGGAAAGGGAGGCGACCGAAGAGGGGCGCAAATTGGTTGCAGAAACAAAAGCGATTTACGAGGAAATGAAGCGGTTGCAGGAAGCGACCGGGAAAACGTCCCTAAATGTCGGTAACTATTCCGATGCCGCAAAAGGTTTGACGACCCAAATAGAGAACCAAACGAAGCAATTAGCATTGTTACGATTGGAGGGTAAGCAAGGAACCGCCGAATATCAGCAATTGAGCAAAGAAACCGCAATATTACGGGATGCGGTCAAAGATGCAACCGCCGAGATTACCCGGATGGCGTCCGATACGTCCAATTTGGATGCCGTGTTGAGTTTTGCGGCGGGTGCGTCCGGTGGGTTTGCTGCATTTACCGGGGCAATGGAGTTGTTCGGGTCTGAAAGCGAGGAAGTGCAGGAAGCGCAAAAGAAATTACAGGCAGCAATAGCCATTACAACCGGGGTTCAAGCCATACAAAACGCAGTACAAAAACAATCTGCAATCATGTTGGGTATTTCCCGGCTACAAATGGCGGCATTGAGCAAAGCACAAGTTTACAACCGCCTTGTTACCATGCAAGGAACAAAGGCAACGTTGGCGGCGACCATTGCGCAAAAGGCTTTCAATCTGATTGCCGCCGCAAACCCGTATGTTCTTTTGGCATTGGCATTGGTTACGGTCGTGGGGGCTTTAGTTCTGTTTGCCTCTAATACCGACAAATCGGCAAAGAACCAACAAAAACTTAATGAGGCGCAAAAGGTTTGGTTGGATTATCTGGAAACCGAGGCAACCGAAATGAACCGAGTTAGCAACGAACGTGTCGCCCAATTAAACCGGGAATTAAACATTGCCAAAGCCCGCAACGCTTCATTGTCCGAAACCCGAAAGATTGAGGACGAAATATTAGCCGAGCGCACAAAGGCACACAATAAAAGTGTTGGTTTTTACGGTCAAGAATTAGACGATTTGGAAGCGAACCGGGCAAAGTTGAAACAACTAAACGATATGTTGGTACAACTCAATAACGCCAAAGCCCGTGGAGATAAGAAAGTTTATATTGATGTTGATTTAGACGGCAAAATTGATAAAGTCAAGGTTGATGAAGCGATTGACGCCGTGCAGGGTCAAATAGATAATACGGGGCGGGCGGTTGACATTGCCGTTAATCTTAAAACCGAGGGGGCGGATTTGGACGCCGAAAGAAAGATATTAGCCGCTCAACGATTACAAGAAAACCGGGACGCCGCCAAAGCCGAAACCGACATATTACGGAAAGCCGAGGACGCCCGGATTGCCTTAATTAAAAACACGTTCGACCAACAACGGGCGCAACGCCAAGCCGCCAACGCCCGTGCGATTGCTGATATACAATTGCAGTTGAGGACGGAAACTAATTTGACGGTTAAGGCACGCAAAGCGTTGAACGACCAAATTGTTTTATTACGGGAACAATTGGCGGTTGATATGGTAGATATTGCCAACCAACAACGGGCGGCGGAATTGTCCGCACAACGGACAACGCAGGATGCCCAAATTGCATTAATGAAAGAGGGTGCGGAAAAGCAACGGGAACAATTGCGGGTTGAGTATGAAAGGCAGATACAAGACATTAACACCCGGTTAGAAACCGAGCGGGGATTAACCGAAACACAAGTTGCCGAATTGCTCAACCAACAATTACTTTTGCAACAACAATACGCAAAAAGTTTGGGCGAATTGAACGACAAAATAACAATCGACCAAATGCAAGCCGCCGCCGACCGGACGCAATTACAATTAGACGCCGCCCGTGAGGGTTCCCAAGAGGAAATAAATTTGCGTATTCAGTTATTACAGCAACAACGGGCAATTGAGTTGGCGCAAAACAGACAATTAGCCGAGGACGTCCGACAATCCGAGGCGGATATAAACGCCAAATATGACGCCGAGGTATTAAAGCAAACGACCGAGTTAAACCAACAACGGGCGTTAATGCTTTTCGACCAACAACAAGCGTTAGAGGCGTCCGAGTTTGATTTAATCCGTAATTCCGAGGAACGCAAAACCCGGTTCCGGTTGGCACAAGAAAAGGCACGGTTGCAAAAAATATTAGAATTGAACAAAGCGGCGGGCGTTAAAATGACGGATGCCGAGGTACAAACAATTCAAAATACCATTGCGAAAATCGACCAAGAAATTGAGAAAAGCAAAGGCGACGAACGGGGAAACGACATTTACGGATTGTTTGGGCTGAATTTGGACGACGACCAAAAGGAGGCAATAAGTACGTCCGTTTCCTTTGCCATTGAACAATTAAATAGTTTTTTGGATGCAAAGGTACAAGCCGCCGACGCCGCCGTTTCCGCCGCCGACAAAGAGGTTGACGCAAGCCAACGCCGATTAGATGCGGAATTAGAGGCACGGGCGAGCGGTTACGCCAATAACGTTGCAATGGCGCAAAAGGAATTAGACGTTGCGAAAAAGAACCAAGAAAAAGCCCTAAAGGAGCAACAAAAGGCACAGAAAGCACAGGCGGCAATACAAACGATACAACAAATTGGAAACCTTGTAACGGCGTCCGCTTTGATTTGGTCGCAATTGGGGTTCCCGTTTGCAATCCCGGCAATTGCTATAATGTGGGGTTCCTTTGCCGCCGCCAAAATCAAAGCCGCCCAATTATCCAAATCAGCCAACGCCGGGGGTTCGGAAAGTTACGGCGATGGTACGGTTGAATTGTTGGCGGGCGGTTCCCACCAATCCGGGGACGACGTGGATTTAGGAACCAAACCGGATGGAACCCGGAGGCGTGCCGAGGGCGGGGAATTTTTTGCCGTTATCAATAAACGTAATTCCCGCCGTTTCCGTCGTTTAATCCCGGACGTAATAAATAGTTTGAACCGGGGGACATTCCCGCAAAAGTACCTTAATGCCTACAATACCGACGGCGTTAATGTAACGGTTCAACAAAACAACGCACCGGATTTGCGGGATTTGAAAGACGATGTAAGGGAGATAAAGGAACAAAACCGCCGCCGTCGTTACGTCGATGGCAACGGCAATGTTATTGAGATTTACAAGAATTTGACACGTAAAATTAAAAGATGATATGAACCCAATTTATAGACATTCATTTGCCGATGTGTTTTTAAAAACCGGAATTATAAACACTAATACGGGGGCTTTGATTACGTCCGGGGATGCGGTACAAAATCGCTATTATAGTACCTATGTTTCTGTTAGTAATGTTTACCCCCGTGTTTTGTTAATTAATACAGGGGTTGACCGTGGAGCATTTTATGATAGTGATAAAAAGTTTATAAGTAGTTTTATTGGAGTAACGACGGGTTCGGTTGATATTCCAAGTAATGCGTATTATTTGCGTTTTGTCGTTTATAAGACAAGTTATAACGCCGGAACGGTATTTGCCCGGTTAGGAATAGCAACGGCGCAAAATTTGGTTTACGGACATAAAGCCAACCCGATATATAAGGACGATTTGGCAAAGGAGTACGAATTAGAAACAAACCAACGGTTTTATCGTGCCAAATTATCCGGGAAAATATCATTTGTCCGGGACGATTACGATTTTATAAATACCCGTCCGTTTGATTATGAATTTTTGTACGGGATAGATAAAAGTAACGACGGCGGTAAAACGTGGGTTCCTTATTTTTCGGGTAAGTTTATGAAAACTGATTGTACGTTTGTAGATTATGACAAAAAAATTACCGTACAACCCGATGTAATAGACGATTATAACGAAGTTTTGGCGGGATTGGAAAAAGAATACAATCTAATAACATTAGCCCCGTCAATCCAACGTATAACCATAAACAAACGCCCGCTTATTCAAATATATGTTCCGGGCGATAGTATTGTTTCGTGTTTTTTGGGCGGTACGAATTGGGAGCAAGATGCAAACGCCACGACCGACCAAACCGCATTAGTGCAAACCTATCATTTTGCACTATGTAATATTTTGAAAGAAATACAAATTACGTCGCACGGTACGCCGTCCGGGATAGCCGGGTTGTATTCGGGTCGAATGAATACAGGTGCCGCCGCCGATGAATTTACGGGCAATCTTTATTCGTCCGATAATAATACTTACTATATTTCTATTACTCAACAGCAAATCGGAGGCGCACCAATTGGATTGGCAACCGTAGCAATAAAAAGGCGTTCGGATGATGTGGTATTGTTTACATATAGTAAGATAACAACGGGGGCATTTGATACGTTGGAGTTTGATTTAACCGCCGTCAGTGGTTCCGGCGCAACGGGTACCATGCACGCCGATATGAAAAGTTATAATATTTATGCCCGTTATTTGTGTGATGTTGAAACAATCGGCGACCTAAATACATATCCATTGCCAACCGATGATATTGTTGATAATAACAGAAATTACCGCCGGGCAATCGGTTACGCAATCGACGTGGCGTTTATATCTAACAACTTTTCAGATACGCCGACCGAGTGGGGATTAGCCGACAACGGAAAGTATTTTGCGCCGCCTTATTCCATTTACGGGCAAACCTTTTATCCAATCGCCCGGTCAACGTGGCGTTATGCGTCGTTGTGGTTTGGTTTTTATCTGATGGATTGGATATTAGAGGAACGAGCGAGAAAAGAATATACTTTGCGGGATGCGTTCCCGGTTGCGTCTTGCATATCTGTTTTACTCAATCAGATTGCGCCGGGTATAAAGCACGAAGCGACGGCGGAATATAGCCAATTTTTGTACGGGTCAAGCAATCCAATATCCGGGTTGACATTCCGGTTGCTTGTTTCGCAGAAAACAAACATTATAAACGGGGAATATCAACAACCCGCACAAAAGGCACCAACGACGTTGCAACAATTTACCAATATGTTACGGGATTGTTTCAAGTGTTATTGGTTTATTGAAGACAATAAATTTAAAATCGAGCATATCCAATATTTCCGCAATGGCGGTTCCTATTCCGGCGGGGCTATATTAAGCCACGATTTAACAAAGGAATTGAATTTGCGCAACGGGAAACCGTGGGCGTTCAATACGTCGGAATATTCGTTTGATAAGGTTGATTTGCCCGAACGTTACCAATTTGAATGGATGGACGACGTTACGGCGGTTTTTGAGGGATTGCCGATACAAGTAATTAGCAAGTATGTAACGCTCGGAAAGGTTGAGGAAATTAATATATCAAATTTCACGTCCGATATTGATATGATGTTATTAAACCCCGGCAACATAAGTTCCGACGGGTTCGCCTTGTTTGCTGCCGTTCCGCCAACGTCCGGGTCGCAATGGATATTGCCATTTACCCGCCAAACAATAAACGGCGTCGAATACTTTTTGCAAAACGGGTATTTGGCATTTATCAATCTGCAATCGCCGTATTGGTTGTATGATTTACCCGCCCGTCGTGTATCAATCAACGGTTCCGAGGTTTACGCATACGGTATTGAGAGAAAGAAGAAACAAACGTTTAGTTTTCCGGCAATCGACGACCCAAACCCGATGCAACTAATAAAAACCTATATCGGTAACGGTCAAGTTGATAAATTAAGCGTAAATTTGCATAGTCGTTCAATTAAAACAACTTTGAAGTATGACACCGAATAATAATTTGTCTGTATTGCCGTTTTACGAGGGCGTGCAATACCAAGATTATAAAAAATCTTATGCGTATGGCGACGTTTACCCGTTGTTTACGCCGTTGAATAAGATATTGCCTTTTCAAATTATACGACCGACCCGGAGCAACCAAATTGCATGGGTTCGATTGTATAATTATAAAATGACTAAAAGGATTGCAGACATAACACAACCGATGAAAGAAACCGGATTGCAAATTGTTCGTTATCAATCATACGGTTATGATGTTATATTGTACCCCGGTAATTTATTGATGGCTTTAAATGTGGCAACCGAGGGTCGATATATGATTGCGATAAATGACGGCGTGCAAACTTATTATTCGGACGTATTTACGTGGGTTAATGGGATGGACGGTTATTTGTGTATTGAATGGAGCGACGCCGAAAACATGGAGGTTGACGGCGGGCAAATCGTTTACGATGTTGCACAATTTAAAAACCGTGTTTATGTGTGTGCCGAGTTAGGGAAACCGGAATACAAATTTGAGGAAGAGGGCGAAGAGCGGGACGGGTATTTTTTCCCGGAAAAACAAATATCGGAAAAGACGTTCCGGTTTATCTTTTTAGCCCCCGAATACCTTTGCGACGTAATGCGGTTAATCCGTATGAGTGATTTTGTAACGGTTTACAGTCAAGGCAGAAAATACGATTGCGACACGTTTCTAATTACCCCAAAATGGCAAACGCAGGGAAATTTGGCGTCCGTCGAATGTGAATTTGAATGCGCAACCGTGGTTAAAAAAATCGGACGGGGTGTTTTGCCGCCGGGAACAAATGGAGATTATAACAATGATTATAACAATGATTTCAACAATCAGTAATTTTATTTATTATGGGAAATTATGAACAATTAAAAGCAGCAATTGCCGCCGTTATTAAGCAAAACGGGAACAATGAAATAACGGGCGATATACTGCAAAACACGCTAACAACAATTGTTAGTAACGTGGGTAAAGATTCAACGTTTGCCGGGGTTGCGACACCGGAAACCGTACCGGGAACCCCCGACCAAAACGTTTTTTACATTGCCGGAACCCGTGGCGTTTATTCCAATTTCGACGGTACGGTATTAATAAACGAAATGGTTGTGTTTACGAATGAATCCGGGTCGTGGACGTCGCAAAGTATCGGTATTGCTTTGAATGGTGTACCAAATCTATTTTTAGGTGTTGGATATGTGCGTAAGGACAACGGAAATATTAATACCCCGTCTTATAGTTTCACTAATACGCCGTTTATCCCAATCGACCCGACGAAAGATTTGCAAATTAAGGCATACGAGGGCGTAACAAATTTAATGGCGTTTTGCGCTTTCTATGATAGCGATTATAAATTTATTTCAGTATGGCAACCGGGCGGGGCGGCAAATGGTACACGTACCGCAACAATACCCGCCGCACAAATTCCGGCAAATACGGTGTATGTTCGTTGTTCGGGACACGTGAATACAACGGATAATTACGTTATTCCGTTTGATTTGTATAACGTATTGATTAATTTAGCGACAAAGACAGATGTTAATGCAGTTATCGCACAAATTAACACGTATTTAAGTGGTAGTTATGTTTATCGGGGTTTTGTTTCGCCGGGAACGGTTCCGGTGTCGGGTAAAGCAAATGTATTCTATATTGCGACAACACCCGGAATATATACTAATTTCGGCAATTTTGAAGTAACCAACCGTTTAACAATATTCCGTCGGACGAACCCGGACGATGAATTTACAGCCGCGGAAATTGGCGTACCATTAAACGGGGTGCGCTCTTTGTTCCGAGAAATTGGATATATTCGGAATGATACCGGAAAAGTAAATACCGTTTCGACTTCATGGCGTTGCACGCCTTTTTTACGCATAACCGGGAATGATGATTTGCAGATTAGAGGACGAATTGACGAAACCGCCACAACAATTGCTTTATGTGCTTTTTATGATAAAGATTATAACTTTATTTCCGCATTTACCCCGGAATGGGCGGGAGCGTCAACCGTAACCGTTACAATAGCCGCCGCCAATATTCCCGCCGATACGGTATATATTCGTTGTACAGGTTCAGAAACAAACGGATATGTATTACCGTGGGATATATTCGATTTAACAAAGGACGTGAACGATAAAGCAAAACAAAGCGATTTAAACAACGCTTATGGCAACTTTTTCACGATACCGAGTTATGGATTAAGATATACGGACGGCGTACCAATTATGCAGCAAACGGATAATTATACAATTACGCCGTTTATTCCATTAAATCGGGATGCCGATTTAATCGTTTCCGGTTATAGGGGTTTGGGAAATACCGCCCTATTATGTTTCTATGATAAGGATGAAAATTTTATTTCGTCCGTATTTAGCGAAATTCCGAGCGGCTACAATAAAGACTATTTGATTAAGAAAGAAAATTTTCCGGAAAATGCGGCGTTAATACGTGCGGGCGGCGATGTTCGTTTTGATTGCTATATTAGAAATTTAACGGTTAAATACCTGTTAGATGTAATTGAGGGTAAAACATGGTTGGATATGTTCTATTTTTATCCGGATAAGATTTATACAAGTCGTTCGGAAGCGTATAACGATGTTCCGGGGTATATGCGTAAAACTAATTTAACGATTAAATACCGCTTAAATGAACCCCGTAATATTATCGTTGAAACGTCCATTGATGTAAACGATTGGGATAATGAAACGAATTGGAGAACCGGACAAATGCGGGAAATTATCGAAGGCAATTATTTGTATGCGATAATCGACGCCAATAACAATGTTTTATTCGCAATTGACGATAACGGGATTTGCCATTTTAAAAGCAACATTAAAGAATATTTGTTTGTCGAGGAATGGGATTATCTTTATTGTATAGTTGACGCCTCAAACAACATTGTTTTTGCCATTGACAGATACGGCAATATTGTTGGAAAGTCCGGGCAATCCGTCGGTTCGTCCCTTATATCTAATAATCTGAAAAATCAAAATGATATGTTGACGACGTTAAGCGATGTAAAGAATTACGGAGCGCAAAACGCCGAATATCTTATTGATTTGAATTTTATCGGGCGTGTTTCGGTCAAAGGGAAAATAAAAAATCCCGTTAATGATATAAACGGTTATGTCCCTTTTGCCACGTTTGAAAATAGCGGAAGTGTTGCCGTTACGCAATCAGTCAAACACGCATTACCAACACAGGCGACAGAAACCATATACGGAGTTACGGGTAAAGTGCCGTTTTCTTTGTTTCAATCCGGGTTTGCTTGCAACAATGCCGAGATAATTTATAATAGGGTGGCAAAATCGGGAAGTATTCACAACGGCGGACGTAATAACCTTTGTGGCGATAAAATAATGATGTTTTGGTTTAAAGGATTAGACGTTGTTAATAAAGCGTATGCCATTACCAAATGTGAAACCGCCGACGATTATTTTATACCCGATACCGATACATGGGGAGAAAGCACGTTGCCAATTATTGTGGAGCCTGTAAACGGTATTGCGACAATTGATTTATTAACCCCTAATCGTTTGTACTTTGTTACAGGTAAAACAAAGAAAGTTGTTATTGCTGATAAACGACGTACAACCGAAGATATTAATACGGCGTGGGGGAGTTCGTCGCAATCTTATATCGTCGTAAATTGGGATAATCCTATTGATGCAACGCCAATCGAAATGGGTGCATCCGGCATTGTTATTGGTTCCGGTTCCGACACCCCAACCCCGGACGGGTTTAGTACCTTGCAAATGAAAGGCAATAATTATATCGTGAAAAACACGGCGACACGTGCGTTTAATAATTACTTGCCTTATGAGGAATTGAAAGCCCGTAGCGAATTGTTTGCAACCTATCAAGATTTGTATATTGACATTTCAAACGATACGTTTACGGTTGGACGTGATAGTACGGGGGTAATATTTACCACGTCGTTAAAAGATAGTTCCGGCGCATGGAAAACGTTACAAGATTTTTATAAAGAATTTGTTCCCGTTACGCCAAACGATAGTTACCCACGGGAGGCATACCCGCACGCCGTAATACCGGAGTTATCGGATTTTTACATTACGTTTTATGATATGCCGTTAAAGGATTGTTCTAACATTTTGCAGAATGGCAAAATATACCTTATTGGAGAATATCCGCAACAAATGGTATTAAATCCGTGCGGTTCCGCAAATGCGCCCTATAATTTGCCTTATACAAATCAATTCGATTGTTTCCCTTATTGGGTATATGATAAGTATGACACGCAAGAACATATATTTGATTATATCGTTGGAAACGAACGTATAAAGGTATATGTAAATGGCGAAAAGTTGACCGAAATAAATAAAACGTCGCAATTGCGTATCGGCAACCCGTTATCCGATATTTTGTTTTCTGATTTAGAGATTACAAAGGGTTATTTAGGCGATGCCGAGGTTGCAAGTGACGATTATTATTTAATATCGTCCCGAACGCCTATTTGTTTCGGTATGATTTGCCACAATATTTATGATACTTATATTGGTTCAAATCATCCATTAGGCAATAGTGGTGCGTCAATTACTCAATTAATGGTAATTGCTAAACAATTACATGATAAAGGGTATATAACATTATCAATGCAACAATTAGCGGATTGGAAAGCCGGGAATTATAAGATACCGCCAAAATCGGCAATACTTGTTTGCGACGATTGGCAGATACCCCGCAATTGGTTAGGACAACCAAGCGGACAACAGACAACTAAAATGGGTTTTGATTTCCGGGTAAAACAAAGTTTCCTAAAGTATGGCTTAAAACTCAACTTTGCGCAAGTTGGCGACCATGTAAAAGGGTTAGACCATGATATTGTAATGAATATCAGAATGAGCAATTGCGGGGTTGGAAACCATACCCGTTGGCATAATGAACCGATACAGCAAAAACCCGTTCCGACGTTATTTTTAGAATTACAGGAAATGCGGTTTTTGATGCACGAATACGGGTTTAACGACGATGTATTTGTTTATAATAAGTCGGGCGGAACATTTGTTGCACAACAAGATTTATTAGATTATTTCGGTTATTCGGCGGGGGTTGGTTTGGGCTTGCTTACTGATAAATACACCCGTATTATAACAAATCGTTTTTCGTTAAATAGAACGAATATAGGCGATAATACAGCAATAGACGTGTTATAAACTTTAAAAATTAGAAATATGAAAACAGTAGTTTTAAAATTGGAAGAAACAGCAATCGGCGATTTTGAAAAATTCGGAGTATATCGCATTAACTTAAACAGAAATGCGACAATTGATAATGTTGGATTTATTCATTTATCCGCAGATTTCCCGAATGTTAGCGTAATGACAATTGTAAACGGTGATTTTTACCAAGATTCGGAAACAACTCAACCATTGGGGCAAACTTATATTATGCCGTCCGGCTTTTCGACGTTATGGTTTAAAGTAACAGGCGGGAACCCATACATTGAAATTACTAATTTATACAATATCCTTACATTAGGAGGTAGAGGAAATTATTTATTTGGCAATGGTTCAAGTCGAGTAAATGGATATATTTATACGTCCGATTTGTATAAATTAACAGGTTTACAAACTATTTGGACGTCACTATCGGGATTAGTTGGCGATGTTGCTAATATCCCGCAACAAATAACGGATTTCAGAGCCGAAAACACGGGTTTAACGGGTTCGTTGGCGGATTTTAAACCTACAAATCTAACACATTTAAGATTTAGACAATCACTAGTTACGGGGCAATATTCAGATTTTGCAGGTAAAAGTATAAGAACGGCAATTTTTGATTTGCCATTAGTAACGGGCGATATTATCGACTTTTTAAATGTTGGTAATTTAATAAGTCTTTCAATTGGCAATCCTGTTTCAACAACGATTGCCCCGGCTTATCCTGTTACGTGTGCTTTGAGTTCCACCCGATACTTTCAAAATTTAACGCAATTTTCAATCAAACGGGTACACTTAACCCGTGCCGTTTTGTTAAATACATTGCAAAGTTTAACCCAAACGACATGGAACGCAAATTCAGAAACGCAAGTTGAATTAACAACAACAATGAGCCAATCGGATTATAACAACGATACGGAAATACAATCCGCCGTTACCGCTTTAAAAGCCGTATTGAAAGGAAATTTTGTTATTAACTTTGCATGAGTAACCGCCGGGGGCGCAATCCCCCGGCATAACATTTAATGATATGGATAAACTTTTTACATGGGAACAATGGCGTATGATATTCGCCACGTCGTTAAGCCCGGTTTTAGCCTATTTAACCCCAACGGCGGGATTTATGTACGCATTAGTTATAATGTTTGCTTTCAATATTTGGGCGGGTATGCGGGCGGACGGTGTAAGCGTAAAGCATTGCAAAAACTTTCGTTTCAGTAAGTTTAAGAATGCGTTGGCGGAATTGCTTTTATACGTGGGTATCATACACGTAGTTTATTCCGTTATGCTGCAATGTGGCGACAATGAAGCCGCCAAAGTAGTAATTAAATCGCTTACATACGTTTTTATGTATGTGTATTTGCAAAACGCATTCCGAAACCTTATTAAAGCATATCCCACAAAGGTTGCGTTGCGTATTATTTACCACGTTATCCGGTTGGAGTTTACACGAGTATTGCCGGGATATTGGCAACCGATAATTGAGAGATACCAACGGGAACATGATAACGATATTATTAACGATAAAGAAAAGGAGGGCGAACAATGAACCAAACAGAGATTTTAAAGTATTTGGAGGAACAAAAAACAACCCGGACGATTACGGATTTGATTGTACATTGTACCGCAACCAAGCCCGGCGTAAAAGTCAACGTTGATGTTATCGACGGTTGGCACAAAGAACGGGGATTTAAGAAGCAACCCCAAAGCGGGCGAATTTGCGGTTATCACTTTGTTGTATTGCCGGATGGGACGATTGAAACCGGGCGTTATCTTTCCGAGATTGGGGCGCACGTTTCCGGGCAAAATTCCCGTTCTATTGGCATTTGTTACGTTGGGGGATTGGATGCCAACGGCAAAGCCGCCGACACACGCACGCCGGAACAAAAGGAGGCGTTGTTATGGTTGCTTATGCGATTAGTCGTTATGTTCCCGAACGCAACGATTAAGGGACACCGGGATTATTCCCCCGATTTGAACGGCGACGGTATTATTGAACCGTGGGAGTTTATAAAAGAATGCCCATGTTTTAATGCGGCAATTGAATATAGTAACATTTAATTTTGTACCATTATGACAAAGAAAGACAAAAAGGAGTATTTGGAACAATTGGTTGCCAATCAAGGGAACCAAGCGGGAATTAGTATTGCCCCGTTATTATCCGCTATTATTGCAGATTGCGAGGACGTTTTTACGGTTACGGTTGAGGACAACCAAGAAGATACGAAAAACGTAACGAACCCACAGGCGGAAATAGACGCATTTATTGACGCCGTAAACGCCGACCCATTGCACAACATACCAAAAGTATATATTTCGGGCGTCGTAATTTCCTTTGCACAATTGGAAATTAACGAGGACGAAATAAATAGTACGGTTGAAATGGCGGGCGGACATTATGTTTTGACATTGAGCAAAACGCCGGATAGTTCGTTAATCATTTACACGGCAAACGCATGAAAAAGTATATAATATTGGCGGCAATCATTATGGCGGTTGCCGCCGCCTTTTGGGTACAACAAAGCCGTATTAAGCGATTGACCGCCGAACGGGATAAATACCGGAACAATACCGAAACGTTGTTGCAGGACGTCCGCACGTATCAAACAAAAGATAGTTTGAACGCCGCAAAGGTGGGTAATTTGGAGTTGACATTATCGGAATATAAGAAGTACCGGGCGGACGATGCGGCATTAATCAAATCGTTGCAGACAAAGAACCGGGATTTGCAAAGGGTTACGACGGCGCAAATGGAAACGATAAACGAATTACGGGCAAACGTCCGGGATAGTATCGTATATTTGCCCGGCGACACGGTTACGACCGTATTACGTTGTATTGATATTGTGGAACCGTGGTTTGAGTTACACGGATGCACGACGCCCGCCGGGGTATTTACCGGGACGCATATAAACCGGGATAGTCTGTTAATAGCGGAAACGGTGCAATATAAACGCTTTTGGGGGTTCCTTTGGAAAACCCGAAAGATAAAGAACCGGGAAATTGACGTTGTAAGCAAGAACCCGGCAACCCGAATATTGGGGGTTGAGTTCGTAACCATAGAAAAGTAATAAACCGGGGGTTGTAACAAGGCGTTGCAACCCCTTTTTCTATTGAGCCATTTTTAGCCCGTTTCCGGGCATTTTATTTCAAAGTGGATAATTTACCCGTCCCGCTTGCAAAAGTCGCTTAAATCGAAAATTCCAAGAAAATAACTCTTTTGGAACCAAAAACGAAATTTTTTATAGGAAAACACGAAAATAAAAGATAAAACCTTTGGTAATTAAAATAAAGGTTGTATATTTGCATCATCAAACAAGAACGACCGGGCGTTTTCCCGGAAAATAGAGAGCGAAACAATATGAATACTCAAAGCATTTATAACGGATTAGATTACACAACAAAAGAGATTAACCGCAATTTCAAAATTAAGGTAAACGGAATTGTAAACGGCAAAAAGGTTAATGTATTGGTTGGCGTGTCCGGTTTAATAAAGATTGTCGGCGATATTAAGTTAGTCAATCGCTTGTTAAAACGTGCTTTCAATTGTTACGGCGACAAAGAGGTTTGCAAATTGCGCCGAGGCGTTAAAATCACTTTCTATTATCAGTAAACAACGACGGGGCGTTTTCCCCGAAACAATATAAATTTTCAATCATGGAAAAGAAAAGAACACAAGCGGCGGACATTGCCGAAATAGCAAACAAGTTGGACGGAAAAGTTGAGTTTTCAAGTATCGTTTACAGTCAACAATTAATGAGTGAAAAATACCGAGAAACCGGGGTTAATGATTTGTATTTTATTGGCAAAAAGTTTGGGTTGTGGTTTTATACAAGTCGGGCGGATTTGGATAACCTTTGTTATCTGAATAAAACTAAGTTCCCAACTTTAGTATCGTGTGAAAATTCATTGAGTATTTACGAAATAAAAAAATAACCGAATATGAAAACAGATATTAGCGGCGTAAGCCAATGCCCCAAAGGAACCGAACATTACGAAACATTTACGGCAATGGGTAGGGGACAACGTGGAACCGTGTTTTTTCAATACGATTATAGAGCCGAGGACGGCACGTTGTTTTCATGTGTAAAGCCGTCGTTGGAATTATGCAGGGAGGCACGGGATAAATATTTTGCAAATAAAAAGTAATAACCCGCCGGGGGTTCGTCCCCCGGCACAATAATAAAGATAATGGCAAAGTACATTTTAGTTAAGAAAGTAAAGGGAAAGAAATACGAGTACCAAGTTATTGACGCCGATAGTAAGGCGATTGTATCAAAAAGAACGTCCGCCCGTGAATATGTGGCGTGTACCGCCGACGGGTCGTTTTATTTCGGTCGTTTGGATTTAATCGGCAAAGGCGACCACGGCAAACGGTTGAGCCATGCGACGGAAATATTGGCAAACCCGGAAAAGGCGTATAAAAAACAAATCGCATACTTTACGCCGGATTATCGGAGTACATGGATAGCCGAAAACCCCGCCGAACAATGGATTGCCCGAAACGTTGAATATGCGACAAAGGAAAAAGAGAGATTAAACGCAATTGCGTATTTGCAATAATAACCAAGCCGGGGGCGCAATCCCCCGGCATAATCATTTAGAGCGATGAATAAAACAAAGCGTTACCGATTAAGTCAAGAAATGTATAAGATAATCCAAAATGCAAACGGCGGGTTATTTTTGCTTTATACCCGGCACAATCCCGGCGATGTGTTGAGCCTATTATTAGATGGCAACGATATTGGGTTGATGTGCCGAGTTGAGAGCCGACACGACCAATATTATAAGTATTGCAAAGTAATTACGGAGGGCGAACAATGAGCCGTAACAGAGAGCGACAACAAGAATTGCAGCCGGGGCGGGTCGATTACGCCCGTACCCGGTTGGAGGCGTTGGGCTATCCGGTTACGGAGGTCAACGCCACGACCTTACAGTTTACTTTCCGGGGTTCCCCGGTTACATTATACCCGTATTCTGGTTGGTTTACCGGGCGCACCGTTACCGATGGACGGGGAATTAAGAACCTATTAAAACAAATACCTATGCGATTTGCATTAAGAAAACAAGAAAAGATAAAAGCGTATTTTGAGCCAAACGGGGACGAAATGTTGAACCGGATAAAAGAAAGTTTAACCCGGTATTTTTCCGCCGACCGTTCGGAGTTCCCGGAGGGATTGCGGGATATTGAAAGCGATTATAACCAATTGCCGGGGGAACCATACCCAACCATTGCGATAAACGACACCGGGAACCCGGAACGTATGATTGAGTTTTATGTTACCGGGAAACAATACGACGTTTATCATGTAGCATTTAAGGGATTTACAAAGGGATAAAAGAGAACCCCCGACGCAATGAAGTAACGCCGGGGGTTGGTACGCAGTAACCGAGAGCGATGTTGTAAGGTTATGCGGTGCAACAAAATTAGTGCTTTTTATCTGTATTACAAGCGTCCAACGTGAACAAATAAAATATTCAAAGGTTTTATTTTTGGTAATACAAATATTATTTATACTTTTGCAGAAACAAAAACCCACCGGGGGAGTACCCGGCAAAGATATGAGAATAAAAGAGAGCGATTTATTAAAAAAATTGGCGACCGATAGCGGGAAAACAGCCAAACAAGTTTCCGAAATTGTCGTTTCGGAATTACTCAAAAACAAAGTTATTGAGGACGACCCGGACAATTGGGGCGTTTCCGTTTTCGATGCAATAAACGAAGATGTAACCGAGGAACAAACCGCCAATTGTTATGCGGCGATTTCCGAGGCGTTGGGCGTGTATCTGAAACGGGTATATCACATTGTCCCGGATTTGGATTTAATGGGTAATGAAGATTGCCCGGAGTGCGGCGGCGAAATGGAAGTTACCGACGGGGAATATAAACAGACCGGAGGCGATGGATATTTAACCCCGCCGGAATATACCGCAATTTGGGAGGAAAAAACGTGTACGCATTGCGGACACAAAGAGAGCAACGAACCGAGTTATTAACAATAAAAGACTAAAGAAATGGCAGAAATGACGAAATTAAGAGTAAACGAGGCAATCGCACGGGCGCAAACCGCCGGGGTTAAGGTCTATAAAAAAGAAGTTGCCGCCCGTTTATGGGAGGGACGCACCGAAAGCGCACAACAAGTTAATATGACTAATTTGTGTAACGGTACGACCAAACAGATACGCCCGGAATGGGTTGTTATCATTTGCGAAATGTGTAATTGCACCCCTAATTATTTGTTTGGATATGAAGAATAACGGGTTACAAAGGTTTGAGCGCATGGCGGACGTTATGTTTTCCGATAGGTTCCAAGCGAAAGCGATTATTGCGACGTTTGGAACGTTGGGCGTTATTTGTCTGATTGGTGCATTTTGGAACCCGTGGCAATTGATGTTTGCGGGTATATGTGCCGCAATGGTAGTATGTGGATTTTCAGAATTAAAAAATAGTAGAAAATGAGAGCGAACAAAAAGAAACCGGAAAACCCGGTACAAAAGACAGTCGAAAGTTTGGGAGCCGTTCCCGCCGACCAATTCCCGGAAATTACCGAGGAACAACAACAAATAATCCCCCCGTTTGAAGCGGTCGAGGTTGAGCAACCAACCGGAATATTTGAGATATTGCCGGGCATGACGGTTGAGGAAATGACGGCAATGTTTTTTGATGAAAAAACGTTGATTGAACCCCCGTATAAGGTTTGGCAATTAAATAGCAAGGGACACCGCTATTATTACCGATACGATGACAACGGGAACCCGGAGTTTTTCCCGTCGGTTACAACGATATTGTCCCAAACGTTACCCAAAGCCCCGCACTTGATACAATGGATTGCCAACAAAGGCATTGAGGAAGCGGAACGATACAAAGGCGAACGGGCGGCGTATGGTACGTTTATGCACGCCGCATTTGAGGAATTATTAATTAACCGGGTTTATGATTTAGACGGGTTGAAAGGCAAACTAAAAGAATATATTGAGGTTTACCGATTACCGGACGACTTTATTTATTACGCCGACGATTTAAAAAAGGACGTATTGGCGTTTGCGCAATTCGTATTGGATTATGATGTACGCCCGTTGGCGGTCGAAATTGCGTTGGTGCATCCCTATTATAAGTATGCCGGAATGATTGATTGCCCGTGTACCATGTTGGCAAAGATTGGCGGGGACGAACGTATTAACGCAATTGTCGATTTTAAGAGCGGGCGCAAAGGCTTTTACGAAGAAAGCGAAATACAATTAGGAATGTACCGGGATATGTGGAACGTTAATTTTGAGCAATTCCCCGTTACCCGTATTTTCAATTTCAGCCCGAAAGATTGGCGCAAACGTCCGTCGTACAATCTAAAAGAACAAACGGATAGCCCCAATATACGGAAAATCCCGTATCTGTTAGAGATTGCAGCGATTGAGGACGAAAAGAAAGACAATACGTTTACGTCGGTTAATGGTATGGTATTGTTGGATAACGCCCCGGATTTGACGCAAAACGTAATATCGTTATCGTTGGCGGAATTGATTAAAACGAAAGCCCCAAAGGAGGCGACGCCGGACGAAAATACAGACGCCGCCGAGAAAGTCAAGGCGGATGCACCGGAACCGGAAAAGGAGCCAAAGAAAACAACCATTGTTAAACGTGCGCCCAAAAAGGCAAAGGAGCCGGAAAAGAAAGCCGCCACGGGCAAAACAACCGCAAAGCGGGGCAATACCACGGAAAAGAAAGTAAAGCCCGCAAATGAGCCTAAAAAGCCCAAAAACGAGAGTAGGAAAAAGATGTTGAACGACGACCCCGAAATTTGATTGAGATATGAAAGGAAGAATAAAACGACCGGAGGCGCAACAATCCCGTTTGATATTGCCCCGTGTCGGTCAAATAAAAATAGGTATGAAAAACGCAAACGGTTATCCGCAAAGCGTTGATTATTTCATACCAACGGGGAAATATGCCGGGTTATTTACGCAAGCATACGGCGAAAAGCCGCAAACAATACAAATTGTTTTCCCGGACGACGACCCGGCAAAAGTATGTAACGAGCGTTACGAATACCGGGACGACGACGGGCGATTGATTGCGGCGGGCGATGGCGATGCGTTCCAAGTATGGGACGGAAAGAAATACGAAACGTTGACAACGGAGAAATACCCAAACTTAATGCAGTCGATAACCAAGCGTTACCCGAACAAAAAGAGCCGCCAACCCGATTGTGACGGTTGGGAGGTTACATTAACGCTAAACTTTATTGTTCCGTTGGTTCGTGGGGTTGCCGGGGTTTGGCAATTCGCCACAAAAGGCACGGCGTCCACAATCCCGCAAATTCGGGAAACGTTCGACGGTATGTTGTTTGAACGGGGATTTTGCAAAGGCATTATCTTTGATTTGAATGTACAATTTGCCACGACGCAAAAACCGGGCGACCGTTCACGTTTTCCCGTCGTGTCGTTGGTTCCCAATGAGAGTGCCGACAATGTTTTGAAAGTGCGTAAAGCATGGGAACCCGTTAAAGAATTGGAGGGCGGACACGATGGCAACAATTAAACAAATTGAAATACCCGTTGAAACGGTTATCCGGGTTAATAATATTCCGGTTAAATGTATGATTGCCGAATTTTGGCATGATTGCAAAGATTGTTTTTTCAATCAATACCCCGGAAGTTGTAAACGTATTGTTTGCAAGGCTGATAAAAGAACCGATAATATTAATGTTTATTTTACGGAGGTATGACAATACGGGATAGCAATTTTATAACCATATTAGCCCCAATGATTACGAAACTTAAATTGAAAGGTAACGAATTATTGGTTTTCGCTTTGATACATGGTTTTAGTCAAGACGGCGAAAGCCGTTTTAAGGGTTCATTGCGGTATCTTATCGAATGGACGGGATTAGATAAAAGTACGGTTATTAAGTTACTCAAACAATTAGTTGATAAGCAATATATTAATAAATTTGAGTACGAAAAAAACAAGGTGCGTTATTGTGAATATACGTCTAATTATTGGGTTGCTTTGGAGTGGTTGGAAAATCCAACTACCCCCCGGTTGGAAAATCCAACTACCCCCCGGTTGGA